GTCGGCTCAGGAGCCGCTTCGTCCTGGGTTTCTGCGAGTTCTTTTTCGGCGGAGTCAGTTGCGAGTTTTTTGGGTGGCATAAATTCGGGATTGATTGGCGTTATATCAGATTTGAGAGTTGGCGCAACTGTTTTTTCGCATTTTTGAGAAAAGAACAAAGAATGATTAGCAGCAGGGTCAGACACAAGTGCCGCAGTCATCACCTCCGAGCAGCGCGCCAGTAGGGTTCTCCCGTCAATCTCATCCTGGCCGATGAACTCCAAAGAGATGCCCATGTGCCTAGGGTTTGTGCGTGCAATCTCAAAGATGCGAGGTGCTTCGTCCTCTGTCTCGTAGATGTGCAGATTCCCAGTGACGCGCGATGTCTCGCGGAAGAAGTTGTCCACGTAGCCAGCCGTTGCGAAAACGCCGCTGCCGTGGTCGATCTTCACCTTGATTGTTTCCGACGCTAGGCAGAACTCGAAAATCTGATCGAGACAAGTCTGATCCACTACGACCTGCCGACCCTCATCGTCCTTGTGTCCCTTGGCGTCTCCCTCGCTGATTAGTGAGACGCGACGGATGACGCGGTTTGCCTCATCAACTCGGGATTCGCCGGGTATGGCAGCGAAGTAATGGCGCGGTGTGGAGAAGTTGCTTTTTGGGTTTTGTATTTTCTCGGCCTGTCGCTTGAACCATTCGCGTGCGGCATCAGGGGAGAGCGGGTTGATTCCCCAGAGGTAATGCGCTACTGCGCCGGCGCCTGGCCAGTCCTTGTCATCGGCATTGCTGTTTTTGCTTGCCTCAAGGTCCACCGCGTGACGCTCCGCCCATGCGTTAGCTTTCACAATTTTCTCGTCGCTGATCTCGCCCGCTGCCATGCGCCTAGCGGCGTCCTTGGTGCCTTCTGTGAGTCCGTCCCCTGCTTGGTCGAGTAGCTCAAGGCCGCGCTTGGCTGCGTTGATGATGTAGTCGGGAGGCTTCATTATAAATGAGAATTGGCAAGCGGTTACTGAAACTTTATTCCAGATGGAAATTTTGGACGGGCGGAAATTTGCTTGGCGTGCGAGCGAATCGTCTCAGCCGGCCCCTTTATCGAATCGGGAAGTGCGTTGTATTTTTCGGGATTATATTTGCGCATCGCCTGAACCTCTGAATGAACTTCGTTGACCACCCGTTCTTTTGCATCCGTAGGGCTGTCGTTAAACGAGTCCTTTGGCAAATTCAGATTCACGATTTTCCCTATGCGCTCCACTAAATCCGGGTTTTCTCCAACTGCTTTTGTGAACGCTTCCTTTTGATCTTTTGGCGCGTAATTCCACATTCCGTGTCCCGCCTCGTGGTGAAGCACGCGGTCAATTCCTCCAGTAGCTCTTTCTTGCACCGGGGAATTTGCGATGTGTTCGGCTGTTTTCGGGTGGATCATCAGCTTTCCGCTCGAATGTCCCATTGACCATTTCGCTCCGGCGCTAGGCCTTATTTCAATTTCATTGATCCCGGCCATTTGAATGGCCTCAAGATTCTCCGGGTCGGCTAATGCTTTTTCCAATCCAGCGCTGGTTTTCTTGCTCAGCTTTTCAAATAATCCGTGCTCAGTGCTTCCGATTGGGATTCCCGCAATATGTCCGCGAATCAGGTTTCCGCTGTGGGTTACATCCTTTTCAGAAAGTCTGTCCCCCTGCTTTCTTTCAACTGGAATTATTTTCGATTGACCCGTTTTAGGGGCGTCGGCTTTTGGGCTTGGTTTTTCCTTAGTGTCCGCTCCCCCTCCATCTCCAAACTTTCCATCATCCGCGCGATTATGCTTTGATTCGTCCCATGTCTCTAAATGCCTTTCAGCGGACAGGTTTTTAGCCTTGGGGTGTTTCTCTGGGAGCAAGTCAAAGTCAGTGGTGTATTTTGCGTTCTCAGGCCGTCCGTTTTTCAGCAGGTAAAGGAAGGCATTGACGCGAGCAAATGCCCATTGCTCTGCCGATTTTACAACGGGAGAATGAGAGGTGGCGAACGCCCCGAGGCCGCGCTGGAATACGGACTTGAGCGCGCCTAGGGAAGCCCTGCCGTTCTTCGTGTTGCTTCCCTTTTCGTTAAATTCGTCGGCCTTGTTCTGGAGGGTTTTCTCTTGCTCGGCTGTGACCTTTGCGCCGCTCTTGCCGGACGCATCGCCCTTTGCCGTGCCTTTGCCCTGTGGGTTTTTGTTGGGCGTGTCAGACTTTGGAGCCTTGGGTGATGCCTTGATTCCTCCACGCTCTCCGACGGCGGCGAACTCAGACACTTCCTTCTTTGTTCCTTTGTCTTTCAAGCGCGCTTTCACCTCTGACACAAGTTGCGCGCGGGTCTTTCCCTCGTCGTAGATTTTGTAAGCGGCGGCGACGGCTTGATCTGTCGGCAGTTTTTCTTTCAGTAAATCCACAAGATCGCGGATGATCGCAGCGCGCTCGGCTTCGGCTGGCGTTTTCTTGAATGCCTTGGCAGCGAGCGCAATAGGTTCTTCGGCCACGGTTGTTTCGCTCTGACTGATATTTGTTGGCTTGGCGGGCCCGCTTCCGAATACTTCTTCGACGGTGAATCCTTCTCTTGCCGCTGCGTCACGCTTGATGATCGCCCAGCGCACCATATCCTTGGCGACGTTCTCGGGGTCTTGTGCGTCGTCTGTCCAATACTGCATCGGGTTTAGCAGCCCATTTTGATAGAGGTTCATCGCGGCGTTTGCCTCTTTGCCGATGTCAGGCTGAGGATGCGGACGATAGCTCCACCGCCCGCTGCCGATTTTGTCGGCTACGCTGGCCGGGAAAAGTCCTTTGCCGATGGCGTCAATGAGCGCGGCGTTCTTGATGCGGTGCGCGTGTGGCGCAAGAACCTTTTGCCCGCGTTCAAACTCCGCTTTCGCCTGCTCGCTTTCGAGCCGGGACGAAACACCGCCCAGCGCGGTAGCGTCGAGCGCGAAGCTGAACGGAAGATTGTAGCTCATGGCAACGAGCTTCAGCAGCAGATTCATCAGATACTGATCGCTGGTGCCAGGTGATTCGTTGGACGGGAATTTGATGTCCTGCCCAGCGGTCAGATGGTTGATCTGCCCGTATAGGATGTCCTGCTGCATCCCGCTTTGCTGGTTGTCGAAAAGCTGGCTGGAGTATCCGTCCATTGCGCCGCTGCCCGATGTCGCGCCGATGCTGTTGGTGAACACGGTGAGAGCGGCGGCGAGCTTCGACTTGCCCTTGGTCAGATCGATCATCTCGTATAGATCACGAAGCTGAGAGCAGGCGGCGTCGAGCTTAGAAACTCCGCGATACATATCGACCAGCATGGGATCGAGGTAGTGAACGAACTGCGAGGCAGGAACGTCCACCGGGTCCATGTATTGGCCGGCGGACATCCCGCGACGAAATACGCGATACCCTACTTTCGCGCCGTCCTGTCCGACAATCACGCCGCTGACATAGTCCTCGCTCACGACATTCTGATAGACGCCGCCGATGCGGTCAGACTCCACCGGCTGAATGGCGAACGGTAGCTGTGACGCGTCGTCGATGCTCATCCCTTCCTCGTAGCCTGGCCGCATGTAGGCCCATCCGTAATCGCCTCCGCGATTCATCCCGATTACGCCGAACTCCATCAGGCGAAAGAAATCAGCTCGACCGGCAACGTCGGCGTTTGGGAACCATAGATGGTTGAGGTAGTGTTCAACGTCCGTGTCGAGCTGAGGATCGCCGGTCTGCGCGTGGTATCCTTGCGGCGCCACATACATCGCGTATTTCCGGTTCAGAGTTTTTGCGGGTGCAAAGTTGTTCTCCAGGTCGGTAGCCTCGCGGAGAAGCTGGAGGCGGTCGCGCTGGACGGAAAAAGAGTTGGGTGCGATCTGCGCCGGCGCCTGCGCGCGCTTGGTGGTAGCGCGCGCGCCGTCGTAGCTGAATTGGTGTAGCACTTGCCTCGCGGCCAGACGCTTCATCCCGGCGACGGGTGAGATCGCCGAGATGGCGCGGTCGAGGATCGAGGGTTTGAAGGCGGGAGCTTCCATCAGAAATTCACCCCGCGCCCGAGGCTAGGATTGAAGTTTGAGCGGACGTTTGCCGAGCGCGTGCCGTTGAGCAGCCCGAGGGCGTAGTTAGCCTCGGCGAGCAGGTCCTGCGCGGACTCCAAGCTCGGGAAGCTGAACGTGCTACCAGCGATGGAATATGATGTGCCGCGCACGGTACCCGCGACGATACACGCCAGCGCGGAGGTGCGTAGCGTGGTCAGTTCGGTGCCGGTCAGGCCGACGAGCGTGCCTTTCATTCCCGCTCTTGTAGCGCGGGATTCTCAATTTTGCAACGCTAATTCTCAAAAATGAGAATATGCGGGCAAGGCTAAGGGCGCCATTGTTTCGCATTCGTGCAACAACTATTTTGCTTCTTCTTCTTTTTCCGGTGCTTGCGCTTCCGTCGTGAAGAGCACCGAGCGCAGCCGAGCGTCCAGCATTGCGGCGACAAGGTTCATTTGATCACAGTCCAGTAGGTGATTCGCTCGGCCTTTCATCACTGTCCACGTCCATTTTTTCGAGCCGTCCCGGTTCACCTCCTGCCGCTTAAACTCCACCGCGGTCTGTTTCTGGTATTCGCTCGAAACGTCCTGCGGCGCGGTGAAGCGATACGTCGCCATGCCTGACCTCAGCCGGTGATACATTGATTTGACCGGCTGCTGTGCCCAGAAAAAATAGCGCGCTTGCCGGCGTGTCCTGTCGGTGCCGATGCCAACGTGGCCGACGTTGACCGGCGAGAATGGATACTTGCGCGTGATACGTTGACCATTCGCCATTTCGTGGTGGGGAAAGTCGCGGCGGTTCGTATTATCGCCCCATAATCCGGTCCATCCGTAGCGCACAATCACCTCCTGCACGGCCATCGTATCGAATGCGATGTCCACCAGCGTCCGTCCCGGTTCGACTTCTAGCGCGATCCGCTTTTCTTCTAGCTCCTCCCATGTCGTGATGCGTCCCTCGTCGATGATCCGCGCCTCCTTTTCGCCGTATGCCCTGCACACATACCAGCGATGCGCGCCCTCGCCTTTGCTCGCGCGGCCTGCCTGGTTGTCGATGGTGAGGAAGCGGCAGATTTCTCCCTCGAACTTATCGCCCTTTAGATACTGCCCTTTCATGCGCTCAAAATTCAAGTCGCCGTCCGCGTCGGTCGGCGACTCATCCCATGCCAGCGCGCGCCGTTTCTGGATGTAGTCCCGCAGCGGTTCGATCTGCCCTGCCTTGGCCGCGTAGCTCGCTTTGAGTTTCTCCATCAGCAAGGAGCCAAGATGGAAATAATGAACGGCAGCAGCCTCCCAATGGAACGAGCGGTGCCACTCCGGCGCGTTTGGGTTGGTGGCCTCGTAGCGACCTTGTTGCGCCTGTGCGCGGCGGCTGGCTTCGTCGCTCGGCCAGTCCCGCCCGCAGTGCTCGCAGTTGTAGCGGACGGTTGGCAGAATGTCTTTCCAGTTGTATTGGCCGTTCTCGTCCGTGGTCTTTTCGCCCTGCGTGTAGATCAGCCGGTCGCGCCCATCGGTCATCCGCTGAAACTGTCGGCAGTGCGGACACGGCACTTGCCACTCCTCACAAGTGCCAGACTGAAAGGCATTGTCCGACTCGTCCCCGAGCACGCTACCTGTGGAGAGCGTGAGCATCTTAGCGTTGCGGACACCTTCGCACCTCTTTTCAAATGCCGACATCATGCCCGGCTTATACATGTGGGGCTCCTCCATCGTGAGGAACTTCACGCGCTTCGACTGTGCTGCGCTCATGTTCGCGCCGACGCAATAGAGACTCATGTGGGGGAAAGCGATCTTGGCGATGCGTTGCTTGTGCCGATCATTCGGCAGGCGCTTCGCAAGAAAGTCGTTAGCCTGGAGCATCGGCAGGATGCGGTCTTCCATCGCGTCCACGCCGTCAGGGTCGGATTGATGGACGTAGTAATACAGGCCGGGGTCGTTGTCCACGCACCATGCGATGTGCATCTCGCCGATTAAAGATTTCGCCGCTCCCGCCGGCCCGCGCACGTCCACGCGCTTTACCGTCGAATCGTTTGCCGCTCGCATCGGCTCGATCAGCCACGGTGACTCCTCGGCGATATACACCGGATACCGCGTCGAGTGCGGCAGTCGCAGGGTGCCGTCGAAGTATTCGACCATGCTGCCGGCGAATCGTTCTGGCACCATGCCGTGGAGCATGTCGGCTAGCCAGCGACGGTCACTCATTCCTCGGGATTAGCCACACGATGCACCGCGCCATTGCGCCAGACAAGATACGTCACAACTCCGTTGCGCGTGATGGTGCCGACGATCCGCACCCGACTATTCCACGGCGTATTCTGGAGCGTGATCATCCGCGCTTAATCCTTTCCTGCTGTGCCTTCCGCTTCTCTAGCGTCTTCCATGCGTGAGCTAGCTCCTCCCTCGAGTGTCGGCTTTTCGTCTCCGGTTCGCAGAGCTGCACGCGCTTCTTTTTGTCGCCAGCTCGGCGAAGATCGCGCAGTTCGGTCTTGGTCAATGGTTTAATGCCCGAGAGCCGGGCGAGTATATCGGTGGTCATAAATCCTTTGCGGCTTTCCCTAGATAGCCACGAAACTCCTTGGTGATGATCATCGCCATATCGCGCGAACAGCTTTGGTTCACGATGTCGAAAAGGCGCGTGATGTGCTTCCCCCATTCCTCGGTCACGATAGCTCGCTCTACCAAGTCGCCACGACTCCGCGCGATCTCAATGTCTAGCTTCTCGATCTGTTTGGCGAGTTTCTGATCCTGGAGGGAAAGGTTTTTGCCGTCCATCGCCAGCTCCTCGGCGCTTCGAGGATTTGCTTTTAGCCATGCGATTAGGGTGTCCCGATAGACGCGACTCCCTCGAAACGCCGTGCATCCGCCTTCCTTGGCTCGCTTTATGTCAATGCGGTCAATCCCCCAAAGTTTGCACGCGCTGGCAATGCTGTCCGCCATTGTCGGAATTTCTACCGGCTTGCCTTTCCGCTTGTCTGGTTTTTCCACGGCTTGCCTTGCAACGTTTTCAATCGCAGCTCGGTGTCGAGCGCTCAACGGTTGACCGGCCTTCACAAGTTCAATGACGTTGGCGGCGTCGGCCTCAAGCAACTCCTTGGCTATTTCGGGTGTGATTGGCATTTTACTGTGTTGGAAGGCCCGGGTCGGTCATCCATTCCCGATGGAAGTTGAGAAGCCCGCGGTCGTTCAGAATTGTCACTTGCTCAAGGTTTCCGCTGCTTCGCAGGTTTGCTGATGTTTCAATGCACCATGCGTTTTCGGAATAGTCGAGCAGGGCAATTTTGCAGTGAGTGCGCGCGACTCTAATTGTCAGTGCCGGCTGAGTCTCGGCCACCGCTTGCAATGCGGCGAAAATCTCCTTGTTCGTGCGACTGAAATAATGGCTTATCAGAAAGAAAATTGGGAACGGGTCTTTGGCGAGCATTGTGGAAATCATCTCCACGTTCTTTTTGCTCAAGCTCAACGTGGCAATTGTCATGCTTTGCGGTTTGCCGTGAATACCGATTACCGCACCGAGCAGGTCGGCAAAAATGAAATTGCCGGTAATTAGCGCGTGAACGCTGGTGTCCGCATCTGGCATTGCCTCGGCGAGTTCGCGCGCGTTCTCAGGTTTGCAAAGTCGGCGAAGTGCTGCGCGGTCAAGACGCGTTCGCAATGCTTCGCGGCGTTGTAAAAAATGAGCGCGACCTTTTACTGGCTGGATTCGCTTTTCTAGTGGCGGACGTTCCCGAAGCGCGGCCATTGCTTTTTCAATGTCGGTTTGTGCTTTCAATATAATAAAGATGTCGCGCGTTTTTGAAACTCAGTTGCATCATGGGAGATACGAGCAAAGGAGAGGGCGCGCATCGCTGGTATGTGTGCAGGGCATACGGCGAAAAGGAGGCGCGGATCATAGACGAGGGACGGATCACAACATGGGAGGAACTAGAAGAAAAGCGGATCGCGCTCGAGGTGGAGCCGGGACGGACTCTGGTGGACATCGCGTTCGATACGATGGCCGTGCAGGAGGGGATTGTGCGCTACGGATGGACTGGGCTTTGGGGAGACAATACGAACCGCCGCGACTTTCCCCACCACGAAATGGCGAATGGGCAACGTATCACGCGCAAGTATCCGTTCTCCCCGGTCAACGTCGGGCACGTAGGTATCGGCACCGACAGGACACGCCGGCAAGCGCGCTATTTTTTCTGGGCACAGCAGCCGGTCAAATCAATGTATCACCGGCTTAGATCAGGCATGGCGACGTATCGCTTCACGGCGCCGCAGGACGTTTCGAGCGAATACCAAAAGCAGACTTCCGTGGAGTTTAAGCGGCAGGAGGTGAACCGGGACGGCTCGAAAAAATGGACGTGGACAGTGATGAAAGGTCGAGCGAATCACCTTTTGGACTGCGATCAAATGAACCTTGTCGCCGCAATGCTGGACGCTCGGCTGCGCTCGGTGCTCTTCACGACGGAATCGCAAGCACCGGAAAAAGAAGAAGAAGCAAAATAGTTGTTGCGCGAATGCGAAACGTGCGCGATGCATTCGGCGCAATGAAAAAGCTCAACGCCAGTATCAACACCCGCGTCACTTCGGAGACGCGGGATAACCTAAAGAAAAAAGCGCAGAAGCGCAAAATCCGCCTGACCGACATCGCCCGCGAGGCGCTGGAAGAAAAGGCACAAAGCAAATAAACTATGAAATCCATCACAACAACCTGGACGGGCATCCGTCCGCTCATCATGTCGAATCCGCAAACCGTGGAGATCGCCAATCCGTTTGCCGTCAATTCTCGGCGCGTCAACGGACTACTAAAAGCAGCGCGCAAGAAAGGCGACGAAAACCGCATGGCTGAACTAGCCGACGAGCAAAAGCGCGGCGACTGGGAGGCGTCTGCTTATTGGGACACAAAGGGAAAACGCTTCTTTATTCCTGACACCTGCCTGCTCGCTTGCATCCGCAACGGCGCTGCCGCCGCCAAAAAGGGCAAGGACATCGACCGGGCTGTCATCATTACTGAGACGGAGGCAGTGATCGAGACGGAAATCAAACACAACAGCCTCGACGCCTACTATGCCGACGCAGACTTCCGTTTGGAATGTCCAGCCAAGGTGCCACCCAAGACAGGCGCGCTGATCTGGAAAGTGCGGTGCATGATGCCGACCGGATGGAAGATCAGCTTTGGAATCGAGTTTGACGAGAACATCGTCGCCGAGAAATCGCTGCGTGAGGCGCTGGAGTTGGCGGGTCGTCTTAGCGGCATCGGCGGATGGCGTCCGAATTTTGGGCGCTTCCTTGTGTCCTAAATGGAAAAGGCTATGACGAGCGAATCCAAATATGGCAGCGCGCGGAATAGCTTGGTCTGGCTAGGCGTGGCTAAGTCCACACACCGCGCATCCGAAAGGGTGCGCGGTAGTGGGCGCGGCAAGGCGCGGCAAGGCGAGGCGAGGCGCGGCTTGGCCCGGCATGGCCTGGCGCGGCAAACACACAGCGGCTTTTCGGAGCCGTTGCAGTTTGCTCGGCAAGGCGTGGCGGGGCAAGGCTTGGCGTGGCAAGGCCCGGCAAACACACAGCGGCTTACGGGCCGTTGCAGTTTGTCAGGGCTCGGCGCGGCGAGGCATGGCGAGGCCGGGCGGGGCGCGGCAAACACACAGCGGCTTTTCGGAGCCGCTGCAGTTTGCTCGGCGTGGCCTGGCAGGGCATGGCGCGGCAGGGCGGGGCAATGCAAGGCAAACACACAGCGGCTCACGGGCCGTTGCAGTTTGCTGGGCTGGGCGAGGCAAGGCGGGGCAAGGCGGGGCATGGCAAACACACAGCGGCTTTTCGGAGCCGTTGCAGTTTGCTTTGCTGGGCATGGCAAGGCCTGGCGAGGCTTGGCACGGCACGGCAAACACGCCGCGCTTCTTAGGAAGCGCGGAAGTTTGCTCGGCCTGGCGATGCATAGCGGGGCAAGGCAGGGACCGGCCCGGCAGGGCGTGGCACAATCATCCGGCTAATCACCGGACAGTTTTATGACAGACACAGAAAACCAAACAGATAGTTCAGGCGAAGTCGTAAGGCTTCCGCTCTGGAAAAACGCACTCGACAAAATGCGCGAAACCGGCATCGGCTACGGTGTAGTGTTCGACGCCAAGTTTTTCGAGGATGAACTGCGATCAAAGCGCGACGAAATGAACTTCGGGCTTGGCATGTCAGCCATCCGTCGAGAACTGGAAAAGGATGGCTATTACATCACCGGACGAGGCCAGAAGGGCAATCAGTTCGTGATCGTTCCGCCTGAGTCCAACGCAAACGTGATGGGCAGTTACGCTCGACAGGCGCTTGATGCGCTGAGTCGCGGATTCATCCTCGGCACAAATACGCGCCTTGATACGCTGGAAAAGCGCGACCGCGACCGCCACGAATCACTGCTTGCCAAAATGGCAACTCGGCTGGCTCTGATGAAGCTGCCGGTAGGCGAGGCACGAAAACTTTTGAAGTAGCGCGGACTGGCGCGGCCCGGCGTGGCACGGCAGGGCGTGGCAAACACACTGCCGCCTTTCGGGGCGGTAGCAGTTTGGCGAGGCAAGGCGTGGCAAGGCAGGGCGTGGCCGGGCATGGCTTGGCCGGGCTGGGAATTGCAATAACAAGGGCGGCACTGGAAACGGTGCCGCCCTTAGCTTTGCTCCCATATTCTCATTTTTGAGAAATAGCGTTGCAAAATTGAGAATCCCGCATTACAAGAGCGGGAATGAAAGGCACGCTCGTCGGCCTGACCGGCACCGAACTGACCACGCTACGCACATCCGCGCTGGCGTGTATAGTCGCGGGCACCGTGCGCGGCACCTCCTATTCCATCGCCGGGCGCACGTTCAGCTTCCCGAGTTTAGAATCCGCGCAAGACCTGCTCGCCGAGGCTAACTACGCCCTCGGGCTTCTCAGCGGCACGCGCGGAACCAACATCCGCTCAAACTTCAACCCTAGCCTCGGGCGCGGCGTGAATTTCTGATGGAAGCTCCCGCCTTCAAACCCTCGATCCTCGACCGCGCTATCTCCGCGATCTCACCCGTCGCCGGGATGAAGCGTCTGGCGGCGCGACAGGTGCTCCACCAATTCAGCTACGACGGCGCACGCGCTACCACCAAGCGCGCACAAGCGCCGGCACAGATCGCACCCAACTCTTTTTCCGTCCAGCGCGACCGCCTCCAGCTTCTCCGCGAGGCGACCGACCTCGAAAACAACTTTGCTCCCGCAAAAACTCTGAACCGGAAATACGCGATGTATGTGGCACCGCAAGGATACCACGCGCAAACCGGCGACCCTCAGCTCGACACGGACGTTGAACACTACCTCAACCATCTATGGTTCCCAAACGCCGACGTTGCCGGTCGAGCTGATTTCTTTCGCCTGATGGAGTTCGGCGTAATCGGCATGAATCGCGGAGGCGATTACGGATGGGCATACATGCGGCCAGGATACGAGGAAGGGATGAGCATTGACGACGCGGCGCAGCTACCGTTCGCCATTCAGCCGGTGGAAAGCGACCGCATCGGCGGAGTCTATCAGAACGTCGTCAGCGAGGACTATGTCAGCGGCGTGATTGTCGGACAGGACGGCGCGAAAGTAGGTTATCGCGTATTCCGGCGCGGGATGTCCGCCGGACAATACATGGATCCGGTGGATGTTCCTGCCTCGCAGTTCGTTCACTACCTCGATCCCATGCTGGTCGATATGTATCGCGGCGTCTCTAAGCTCGACGCCGCCTGCTCTCAGCTTCGTGATCTATACGAGATGATCGATCTGACCAAGGGCAAGTCGAAGCTCGCCGCCGCTCTCACCGTGTTCACCAACAGCATCGGCGCGACATCGGGCAGCGGCGCAATGGACGGATACTCCAGCCAGCTTTTCGACAACCAGCAAAGCGGGATGCAGCAGGACATCCTATACGGGCAGATCAACCATCTGACCGCTGGGCAGGACATCAAATTCCCGTCCAACGAATCACCTGGCACCAGCGATCAGTATCTGATGAATCTGCTGCTGAAGCTCGTTGCGATGAGCTACAATCTGCCGTTCTCTTTCGCGCTCGACGCGACCGCGCTCGGCGGTGTTTCGTCTCGGCTCGAAAGCGAACAGGCGAAAGCGGAGTTTGAACGCGGGCAAAAGGTTCTTGCGCCACACGCTCACCGCATCAAGAACGCCGCGCTTATTGACGCCATCGGCAAGGGACTTTTTCCGGCCAGCGTAGCCGACAAAATTGGCAGCGGTCGGTGGAGCTATCGTCCGCATCCGCAGCCTGACATCGGCAAAGAGGCAAATGCCGCGATGAATCTCTACCAAAATGGGCTGCTCAATCCCATGCAGTATTGGACAGACGACGCGCAAGACCCGGAGAACGTCGCCAAGGACATGGTGCGCTGGGCAATCATCAAGCGTGACGCAGCGGCAAGAGAAGGATTCACCGTCGAAGAAGTATTCGGAAGCGGGCCAGCCAAGCCAACAAACATCAGTCAGAGTGAAACGACGACCACGGACGAAAACGGCCAGCCGGTTGAGCCTGCCGCCAAGGCATTTGCAAAGCGTCCCAAGAAAACGCCAGCCGAAGCCGAGCGCGCTGCAATCATCCGCGATCTTGTGGATTTGCTTAAGGAAAAATTGCCGACAGATCAAGCCATTGCAGCCGCTTATAAAATATACGACTCCGGCAAGACTCGAGCGCAACTTGTATCCGAGGTGCAGGCGCGTTTGAAAGAAAAAGAGAAAAATGCAAAAATTTCCAAGAAAGCACCAGTCGAGAAAACGCCAGTCGAGAAAAAACCAGAAGCAACCAAACGCGCGGCAATCATTCAAGAACTGATAGAACTGCTAAAGGAAAAGCTGCCAGCAGATCAAGCCATCGCCGCCGCTTACAAAATATACGACTCCGGAAAAACCCGCGAGCAACTTGTGTCAGAGGTGAAGGCGCGTTTGAAAGACAAAAAAACAAACATGGAAATGTCTGAGTTTGAAAGCTGGGACGAGTCAAAGGTTGATCGCGCCAATGATGGGAAGTTTGGAGGCGGAGGAGGCGAAAGCAAATCATCGTCCGAAGGCGAAACAAAATCAACGAAGCCCTCTAAAACTGAAGTTTTAAAAGCAAAATTGGAGAAACTAAAAGCAGGAAACTTGGAACGCGCCAAAGATTTAGCAGAAACAAATGCGCGAGTGCAGGAGCTTCACGGGAAACTTGTAGATCAATTGAAATCAAATAAATCAACGGACGAACTAAAAAAAACCGTTGCTGATTTAGGAGCAAAATTAGCGGAGACTGAAGCGCACACCAAAAGCATTGAAGCCGCTTTGGCAAATGAGGACCGGATTTCTGATAAGTATGGGGACGATTCTGATGAGAGTAAATCAGCCAAGGAAAAAACAAGCAAAGCCGCGAAGAACCTTAACCAGAACGAACCGATCAACTCAATAAAGTTTGCCGCCGTTGGAGAACGTGGAGGAATCAAGGCATCACCGAAGGCTCCGAAGTCCGACACTCCCAACAAAGACCCACAGGGCAAAGGCACGGCAAAGGGCGATGCGTCCGGAAAGAGCGGCGCAAAGGTAACCGCCGATCAGGAGAAAACCTTGCAGAACAAGGCGGACGAATTTAACGAAAAGGAGAGCAACACAAAGAACGGAAGAGCTTCCCTAGGCGCGCTCAAGTCCGTATTCCAGCGCGGCCTCGGGGCGTTCGCCACCTCTCATTCTCCGGTCGTAAAATCGGCAGAGCAATGGGCATTTGCTCGCGTCAATGCCTTCCTTTACCTGCTGAAAAACGGACGGCCTGAGAACGCAAAATACACCACCGACTTCGACTTGCTCCCAGAGAAACACCCCAAGGCCACGAAATAATGAAGCCTCCCGACTACATCATCAACGCAGCCAAGCGCGGCCTTGAGCTACTCGACCAAGCCGGGGACGGACTCACAGAAGGCACCAAGGACGCAGCCAGGCGCATGGCAGCGGGCGAGATCAGCGACGAGAAAATTGTGAAGGCTAACGCATGGGCGGAGCGTCACGCGGTGGATCTTGAGGCAGGCAAAAACAGCAATGCCGATGACAAGGACTGGCCGGGCGCCGGCGCAGTAGCCCACTATCTCTGGGGGATCAACCCGCTCTCCCCTGATGCCGCACGCGAATGGTTCAAGCGACAGGCCGAGAAAATACAAAACCCGAAAAGCAACTTCTCCACACCGCGCCATTACTTCGCTGCCATACCCGGCGAATCCCGAGTTGATGAGGCAAACCGCGTCATCCGCCGCGTCTCGCTGATCAGCGAGGGAGACGCCAAGGGACACAAGGATGATGAGGGCCGGCAGGTCGTAGTGGATCAGACTTGCCTCGATCAGATTTTCGAGTTCTGCCTAGCGTCGGAAACAATCAAGGTGAAGATCGACCACGGCAGCGGCGTTTTCGCAACGGCTGGTTATGTGGACAATTTCTTCCGCGAGACATCGCGCGTCACCGGGAATCTGCACATCTACGAGACAGAGGACGAAGCGCCTCGCATCTTTGAGATCGCGCGCACAAACCCTAGGCACATGGGCATCTCTTTGGAGTTCATCGGCCAGGATGAAATTGACGGCAGAACCATACTGGCGCGCTGTTCGGAAGTAATGACTGCCGCACTTGTGTCTGACCCTGCTGCTAATCATTCTTTGTTCTTTTCTCAAAAATGCGAAAAAACAGTTGCACCAACTCTCAAATCTGATATAACGCCAATCAATCCCGAATTTATGCCACCCAAAAAACTCGCAACTGACTCCGCCGAAAAAGAACTCGCAGAAACCCAGGACGAAGCGGCTCCTGAGCCGAC